CACCTAAATCCGGCTGCATTCAGATTTAATATTAGGATTCTTCCCGGTGTGGTTTTCTTCGGGCAAACAGCTAATCTACCAGGCGTATCTCTTACACCGACTATCCAAACATCACCCTTCGCTAACATAAATGTTGTTGGAGGAACTCTGGAATACGAGGATTTATCTGTTACATTTATAGTAGACGAGAACTTGTCTAACTGGTTAGAAATTTTCTACTGGATGGAAGCCATTACTGGACCAAAATCATTTGATCAATACAAGACAAGAAAAGAGTCTAATGAGAGTCTAAGAATAGATACGGGAGATTTGTTTTCGTCAGCAGAACTTATTACTTTGACCAACAGTAAAAATCCAAATATGCAAGTAATATTTGATGACATCTTTCCTATCAATTTGTCTGGGATTGAATTTGACACAACACACGCAGAGAACATCACAGTTACATCAACAGTTGTGTTCAAGTACACAACATATAAGGTGGATGCGGTTGGGACAGCCGCTACTGCAATTTCGTCATCGACATAATTATGAGAGGTAATACATGCCGGAAATTGAGAAAATCCAGAATGAGTGGACTAAAGATTGCATCATGGATCGAACAGAACTTGGTGAAGAGAGTATCAAGACTCCAAATCTTTATGATAAGTATCTCAGGTATTATACCAATGAGAAACTATTCCTAGCAAAAATTAAATCCGATTATCATAAAATAAAAGTTGAACGATGGGAATACTATTCGGGGAAGGCGACTGTGCCTTCTCCGACAAAAATCCTGCGCCAAGATTTAGAAATGTATCTTGATGCAGACGAGACTCTCAGTAAGAAAAAGATGTTGAGGACATACCAAGAAGAAAAGGTTGATCTTCTTGAGAAAATATTAAAGTCGATTGAACGTCGTGGGTTTGCAATCAAAAGTGCAATCGATTGGGAACGGCTTGTTGGCGGCGGTTTTTAGAAGGAGAAAGAGAATGATATTCAAAATAATGTGTAGTAATTTAGAAAAACCAAAGCTAAACTATCCACCGCATCCTTCCTCTGGCGTATTTCAAATGAACGGATTGGACGAATGGTACATAGAAATAGATACAGCACGAGAATTGACTTATCTCATTGGCGCCGTGGGATATCCTATCACAGTGAGTGTGCCTAGAAATATAGGACATCCAATATTAGAAATAAAGAATGGACATGCATGTTCTGTTAACAATGAAAACGCATGATTACTTGCAAAGTTTGTCAATTTATGAGTACTAAACCGGGACCATCGGGTATAAACAAAAAAAGTGAAGTCATATGCCCTCATTGTGAAACACACTTTCTCTATAACTATCGAACTGGGACAATCAGTAAAATAAAATGACCGACATCACTATCACGCCTATAAATGATGTGTATATGATTATACATTGTGAGAAGGACATTGCGCTGACCCTGAATGACTTTTTTTCGTTCATGGTGCCAGGGGCGTCTTATATTCCATCTGTGCGCAGTAAAATGTGGGATGGGATGTTTCGATTATTTGATGCGAGAAGTGGTAGATTATATTTGGGACTCTTACCATATGTCACAACCATTGCAAAACATCATGGGTGGACAATGGACACGAGTGCATTACCAGTCACACGAAGAGATACTCTTCCTTCTGGTGTAGTCAAAACTCTAACGGGGTTAAATCTTCCCCTTAAAATTCGTGAATATCAGGCAGAGGCAATTGCAGCTGCACTTTTACGAAAAAGGTTATTGATCTTATCCCCGACTGCATCGGGAAAGAGTCTGATTATATATTCAATATTGAGAAGTATATGGGAGGAAACTCAATCTCCTTCATTACTGATTGTACCAACAACCAATCTCGTTGAACAGATGTACTCAGACTTTGCAGACTATTCAAAAAACAATGGGTGGAAAGTAGGAGCAAATTGTCATCGCATATATGCAGGCCATGAAAAGGACACTACCAAACCTATTACGATTACAACATGGCAAAGTATATTCAGGCAACCTAAGAGTTGGTTCTCAAAATATAAAGCAGTACTAGGAGACGAGTGTCATCTTTTTCAGGCAAAATCAATGACACAGATCATGACACGATTGGTGGACTGTCAGTTTCGGATCGGATTGACAGGCAGTTTAGATGACAGTCAGTGTCATCGTCTAGTCCTTGAAGGACATTTTGGTGCAGTGTATCGGTCAACGACTACAAAGAAACTTATCGAGGCTGGTTATCTTGCACAACTTGACATCAATTCAATCATCTTCAAATATAAAGATGCATTCAAGAAAGAAATTCGACAGGGTTCATACCAAGATGAATTGAAGTTTTTGTTTAGTTATAAACCACGAAATGAGTTCATCAGTAATCTTGCTATAAATCTGAAGGGAAATACACTAATACTATTTGCAAGAGTTGAAACTCATGGAAGTATTTTACACAAACTCATAAAAGATAAAGTGAATCGAAATAGAAAAGTCTTCTTTATCTTTGGTGGTACACCTACTGAAACAAGAGAAGCGATTCGTAAGATTACAGAAAAAGAAACAGATGCAATCATTGTTGCGTCATATGGGACTTTTTCTACTGGAATCAATATCAAGAATCTCCATAACATAATATTTGCAGCACCATTCAAATCGAAGATTAGAAATCTACAATCTATTGGTCGTGGATTGAGAATCGGCGACAAGAAGGTCAAGGCAAAATTATTTGATTTGGCAGATGATCTAGAATATAACGGTAAATTTAATTATACAATGGAACATTATCTAAAACGAACACAAGTATATGACTCGGAAGGGTTTTCATATCATACCAAGTCGGTAAAAATCTGAAAGGAGTTATTATATGACCAAACCCATTGCTCTTGCTAGTGATCACGGTGGATTTGTCCTGAAGACATTGGTAAAGGGTGTACTTGATGAACGGAGTATTTCCTACACAGATCACGGAACCAACTCGGATGAATCTTGTGACTATCCTGACTACGGTGGCCCTGCTGCACAAGCAGTGAGTGAAGGTGTTTCGGATAGAGGGATTCTTTGCTGTGGATCAGGTGCAGGCATGACCATCGTGGCAAACAAATTCCCCGGTGTACGCGCAGTGAATTGTTATGATGAACTGAGTACATTATTAAGTCGTCAACATAATGACGCCAACGTAATGGCCCTTGGAGAACGATATATAGATTCTGCCAAAGTACGCCATTTAGTTTATATTTGGCTTGATACTCCATTCGATCTACGGCCGATGCGTAATGGTTCGTCCTTGTCATTTAATAAACCAGAACAAGCAAGCCGTCATGTTAGACGTATTTCTAAAATCTCTGATTTAGAAAAATAAAGAAAGGGGGGATGTGTTCCCTATACTTAATGGTCCTGCCGGAATACTCTGTAAAGCTACCATAGATTTCTAAATCTGTCAAGCAAAAAGTAAGCACCTTCTGAACTTTGTGGCAGAGATATTTAATATTTTGTATGCCATTTAACAAATGGCACTGCCATCGTCTACAACCCCCATAAACACTACGTTCGCCATTTAATGACCATACCTCCAGTTTTTGCTTGACATATATACCCCAGATCAGTTATAATGTTTCACATGATGTACAAATAAACCAATGGAGAAATATTATTATGGCAAAAAATCATTATATAAACAACGCAAGGTTCTTACAATCTATAAAAGAGTTCAAGGAACATCCAGATCGCGGCATTCCAAATTATATCGGTGAGTGCTTCATGCAGATCGCCGAGCGACTATCTTATAAGCCAAACTTTATAAACTATACATATCGTGATGACATGATCGGTGACGCAATTGAAAACTGTGTTCAAGTTGTTAATAACTTTGATCCCGAAAAATCATCAAATCCTTTCTCATTCTTTACACAAATAATATACTTCGCATTTCTGCGACGAATTGCGAAAGAGAAAAAACAATCATACATTAAATTAAAGTGTATTGAGAATGAGGGAATGTTTGATCCAGATTTTCAGGAACATGAAGTGTCATCGCACACAAAAGAGTTCCTCGATCAAGCACGGTATGTCATCTTTGACTATGAAGAAAAGATGAATACAAAAAAGGAAGCGGATTCTAATAAGAGGAAATCCAAAATCCAGTTAAAAGGGTTGGAACAATTTGAGGGAAATGAATAATATGATAATAGCAATAACAAACGACTCTCATTTTGGAGTGAGGGGCGACAACTTAAACATGATGCAGTATTTTAAAAAGTTTTATGATAAAGTATTTTTTCCTACTCTTGACAAACATGGAATTAAAACAGTAGTCCATCTTGGTGACATAACAGATAGACGAAAGTATATCAACTTTAACATCCTTCATTTGTTTCGGAAATGTTTTGTTGACCCACTGACAGAAAGAGGGATCGACATCCATGCGATCATAGGGAACCATGATTCCTTTTATAAGAACACAACGAAAGTCAATGCGTTCACTGAATTATTTCAGGGGAATGAAAACTTCACAGTATACACTGACCCCACGTTGGTCAATTTTGATGGGTTAGATGTCGGCCTCGTGCCTTGGATCACAATGGAGAACGAAGAAGAAACGCGAGAGTTTATTATGAAGGTCAAGGCACAAATCCTCTTTGGTCATTTGGAAATCAATGGATTTGAAATCATCCCCGGTGTTATTAGTAGGGAAGGATTCAAACAGGAATATTTCAAACGATTTGACATGGTGTTCTCTGGTCACTATCATAGAAAGATGCATCAAGGGAATATTGATTACTTGGGTGCGCCATATGAAATGACATGGGCGGATTATTCAGATCGCCGTGGTTTTCATTTGTTTGATACTGACACTCGCAAGTTGCAGTTCATTGAGAACCCATATAAAGTATTCCACAAGATTACATATGATGATACGCACAACGATTATGAAAGTTTTGTTGCAGATGAATACAGTGGTTGTTATGTAAAGGTTGTGGTCATCAACAAAACGAATCCATATTACTTTGAAAAATTCTTGGACAAGTTATATGATGCAGACCTTTCTGATCTCAAGATTGTAGAAGATATTGACTATGAGTTGATTGATGAAGAAAGTCTTGATCTTGGAAAGACCACACAAGAACTTCTACATGATTACATTGATGAATTGAGTATACCGGAAGACAAAGAACGCATCAAGAAACTGATGTCCACGCTGTATATTGAAGCCCAAGATGTAGAAGTTTTATAATACGCGATACTATGTACAAGTAGGGGGAATGAAACATTATAAACTTTGAGAAAATTAAGTATAAAAACTTGTTAAGCACCGGGGACGCTCCCCATGAGATAAACTTTAATGCATCACCTACGACATTGATCGTGGGTGAAAATGGCAGCGGAAAGTCAACACTTTTAGATGCAATATGTTTCGGTCTGTTTGGAAGACCATTTAGAAAAATCAATAAACCTCAACTGGTCAATTCGGTCAACGAGAAAAATCTATTAGTTGAAATCTATTTCAGTATAGGCAAAATTGAATACGAAGTGCGCAGAGGAATCAAACCAAATATCTTTGAGATTGTAAAGAATGGTCAAATGGTTGATCAATCCTCAAAGAGTAGAGATTATCAGAAATTTCTTGAAGAAAATATTCTTGGGTTCAACTTCAAGAGTTTCACACAGATTGTTATTCTTGGTGCATCATCGTTCGTTCCTTTCATGCAACTTTCTGCGGCTGATCGTAGAAGTATCGTAGAAGATTTGTTGGGTATTGAAATCTTCTCCACCATGAATATGCTTTCTAAAGAACACGCACATGTATTAGAGAATGAGCACAGTGCAGTGAACTACCAATATCAACTGACGCAGGAGAAGATTGATCTCACACAGAAACATGTCGATGATTTGGAGAACAACAATAAAAAGTTGATCGATAAAAATAAAAAAGATATGAAAGAAAGTCAGGATGAAATATTTCGTCTGACAAAATTAAACAAAGATTGTGCAGACGAGATTAAAGATTTAATAGATTCCATCGTGGACCAGAATAAGAACACCGATGAGTTAGATCTGATCAAAAAATATGAGTCGCAGATTAAAACCAGAAGTAGGGGGGGTGTAAAAGAGAAAAAGTTTTTTGAGACACACGAATCTTGTCCCACATGTTTACAGGACATAAACGCAGATTTTAGAACGGAAATGATTGCCGCCCGTGATGCGGTGATTGTTGAACTTGATGTAGGATTGTCCGCATTGAAAGCAAAATATTCCACATTGAATCGCCGCGCAAAAGAAATCCAAGAAGTGCAAAATAATATTTTAGAGATCAACAACTCCATGCTTATAAACAATGGTGTCATTACCACTACTGAAGGTTTTATTCAGGAAAGAAAAAATGATATTGCTGCACTTGAGATCACGGCCGTAGGAGACACCAGTAGCGACATTGATTCTCTGCACTGTGAATTGAAAACTATTGAAGAAAAAATAAAAATACTCGTAGAGGAAAAACATTATAACGGTGTTGTTCTAAATCTTCTCAAAGATACGGGCATCAAGGCCAGGATTGTGGCACAATATTTGCCGATCATGAATAAACTGATCAACAAATATTTGGCGGAGCTAGATTTTTTCGTTACATTTGAGTTGGACGATCAGTTCACGGAAACTATGAAATCCCGATTCAGGGATATTTTCAGTTACTCAAACTTTTCCGAAGGTGAAAAACAGCGAATCGATATTGCTTTACTGTTGACATGGAGAACCATCGCGGGTATGAGAAACTCGACATCGACAAATTTACTTTTATTCGATGAAGTTTTTGATGCTTCATTAGACGCATCAGGATGTGACGAGCTCATCAAAATATTGAACAATATTTCTGGTAGTGCGAAAACAAATATCTTTGTGATCAGTCACAAAACAGATATTTTATTGGACAAGTTTGAAGATGTGATCCGATTTTCCAAGAAAAACAACTTTAGTAGAATGGAAAA